CCACTTTTTAAATTGGAGAATTTATGAGTAATGGAATTGTTTCATCAGTTACCCGTGGTGGTGCATATGAGCCATTTGATCTTCAAGTAGCTCGTGGTCAAATTTTAGGTCACAGTATTGTTAGCTTGTTTGGATATAACGGCAACATTACATCGTCAACTGCACCAACAACTGCACCTATTCCAATGTGGGAAAACGCAACTGCGTATACATTTCCGACATCTGCGGCAACTTTGACAGTTGTAAGTACGTCAGCATCTGACAATACTTCAGCATCTATTTTGATTAGTGGTTTAGATGCAAGCTATAACCCTCTTTCAGAAACATTGTTTTTAAATGGTACAAGTTCAGTCACTACTGTAAATAGCTATTACAGAGTTAATAGTGTAGTTATGGTATCTGCTGGTACAAGCCAAGTTACCAATGTAGGAACAATTACCCTGAAACAAGGTACAAATATTGTTGCTCAGATTAACCCTAAAGTTGGAAAAAACCAAGCGAGTATTTATTCAGTTCCTAATGGATATACTTTTTATTTAACAGTAGTTGAAGTTAACTCTGACAATACCTTGGGTAGTGGTAATGGTATGTACTACAATGTGCAACAAACTGTTAATGGTGTTCAATTTAATGTTTTGACACAAGGCTTTAGTTCAGTTTATGTCATTGACAGAACATCTGCACCATTCCCTTATGTCCAAAAATCAGATGTCCAGTGGCAAATTGCTACAACCAGTTCAACAGCTATTTTGTCTGGAGCAATTATTATTGGTAAATTAATACAAAATAACAACAATACAACTGGCGTAGGAACCTAATATGCCAAGCAAATCCAAAGCCCAACACAATTTGATGGAAGCTGTAGCACACAATCCTAAGTTTGCTAAAAAAGTCGGCATTCCAACTAAAGTGGGAAAGGAATTTGCTAGTGCAGACAAAGGCAAGAAGTTTGCTAAAGGTGGTCTATACGAAAATATTCATAAGAAGCAGGCTCGTATTAAGGCTGGTTCTGGTGAGCACATGCGTAAAGTTGGTTCTAAGGGTGCGCCTACTAAAGAGGCGTTTATCCAATCAGCTAAAACTGCTAAAAAGAAAGATGGTGGCGTATCTTTATCAGTAGGTCGTGGCGAAAAGCTTTCTACTAAAGCTGGTGCAGGACTTACTGCAAAAGGTCGTGCAAAGTATAATATGGAAACGGGGTCTCATTTAAAGGCTCCGCAACCCCAAGGTGGTTCAAGAAAAGATTCATTCTGTGCAAGAATGTCGGGTGTAGTAAAGAAGTCTACTGGCGATGCGCCTCGTGCCAAAGCCTCTTTAAAACGGTGGAAATGCCCAGGATGGTAATTAATGAGTACTTCAGGAACAGTTGGTCAAACAGTAATATCAGTTCAAACACTAATTGACCATGGAGCTCGTCGGGCTGGAAAACTAGCTGAAGAGCTGACTAACGAACAGGTTAACTCTGCTAAGGATAGTCTTTACTATCTCTTATCAAACCTTGCCAACCGTGGTATTCAGTATTGGGCTATACAAAAAGTCGTTTATGGATTAACTCCTGACCAGTACATTTGGGACTTGCCAGTTGGTATTAACGATGTTTTAAACTCAAATTACAGAACTGTTACACAAAACACAATGGGTGGTTATGCCACCACAGGTAACGGTTCTTATGCTTTTGACGGGCAATATACCAATGTCTGTCAATGTACTAATAACAATAGTTCAATAGGAATAAATAATGGTTCAGGTAATCCTGTGTATATTGCTACCGTTGGTATTTTGCCTGCTATCTCTGCTTCTGTAACGGTACAGATTCAATATTCTCAAGACGGAACTAACTGGACAACCATTTATAGCCCTCCTGCAACCAATTGGGTAGCAGGAACATGGATTTATTACGATTTAGACCCATCTGCTAACGCTCCTTATTGGAGAATTTTGCAAACAGCAGGTGCAAATATGGGTGTTTACCAAGTTGTTTTTGGTTCAAACCCCTATGAAATCCCATTGGCACGCTTAAATCGTGACGATTACACCAATTTGCCCAATAAAAACTTTCCAAGCAACCGTCCGTTGCAATATTGGTTTGATAGAACAATTCCCCAGCCCCAAATGTGGCTTTGGCCAACCCCAAATGTATATTACCCACAGATAGTTTCGTGGTGTTCTCGCTACATTCAAGATGTTGGAGCGCTTTCTGGTCAGATTGAGATACCTCAGCGTTGGTATTTGGCTATTCAGAACATGCTTGCCCATCAAATGGCAATGGAGTTACCCAATGTAACCCCTGACCGCATAGCTTATTGCGAAATGCAAGCAGAAAAGTATTTCAATATGGCTGAGCAAGAAGAACGAGACAAGTCACCCATTTATTTTGCCCCCAATATTAGTGTTTACACGAGATAAGAATGGCAAAATGGTTAGATACTCAAGGAAACTCAGTGCTATCTATCGCTATATGCGACAGATGCAAGATGAAGCGTGCCTACAGTGATATTGGACAAGATAGAAACTTGCCAGGTCTACGGGTCTGTAATGAAGGGTGTAACGATGAGCGTGACCCTTGGAGGTTGCCTGCACGCCCAACTGAAAAGATTACTATTCGGTTTCCTCGCCCAGATGCAGATATTGCTCAGTACGATGATGCGCTTACTACTGACCCCAATATCGTTAATGACCCAAATCAAGCGCCCAATATCAATCCTACGCCAGTTACAGAAGGTGAGTATGGTATTGCTCCTGAAACTTCGCAAGACCCACTTGACGGTAACTTGGATAATTTAAGCCCATGACCGTTCCATATTTACCTATTTATCAAGTCAATACGCCTGTGCGTATGGCTATTAGTCCGCTTACGACTTCAGCTACGACTTTATATACGACTCCTTCTAATGTTCGGGCTAATGTTCAAGACATCATTATTGCCAACACAACCAATGGGGCGTTGACTTATACAGTTTATTTAGTACCTGCAAGTGCTACCGCAGGTACAGCAAATGCACTTTTTTATCAAGTTTCCTTACCAGCAAATACTAGTTATCATTGGGTTGGTTCGCAAATCCTATTTGCTGGAGATACCATTCAAGCATTGGGTTCTGCAACAGGATTAACTATCTCAATTAGCGGTCAACAGGCTACATAATTATGGCAAACATAAGAATATCCCAGCTTCCATCAGCTCAAACCGCCATCACAGGTACTGAGCTTGTTCCTATTGTTCAAAATGGCGAAACCGTACAAACAACGGTTAGCGCAATTGTTAATAGCCCCGTTCAAACTCAAACATTTTTAACCATAAACAATGAACCAACGCTCCCTAACAGCCGTTATTTGGCTGTAGGTGCAGGATTAAGCTTAGCCGATGGCGGGGCGCAAAGTAGCTATGCTATTACCCCTGTAGGAGCTCTTGCAAGCCTTGTTAATGCTGGTCAAGGGTTCATGGTCAAGAGTAGTGGAACAAGCCTTGTAAACCGTTCTATAGCGATTTCTGGCAATGGTTTAAGCATTGTTAATGGTGATGGAACTACAGGTAATCCTACCATCGCTTTAACAAACAATGTGGCAAACCTTGCTGGTGCTTCAGGAACAGGTTTATTGGCAATTGCTGGTAATAATGCCCTAAGTACTGTCACAATTGTAGGTGTAGCGAATCAGATTTCGATTACTAATGGGAATACTTCTCCAGTAATTGGAATTGCAAGTAATCCAATATTCCCTGGCACAGCTAGCATAACCCTTCCATCAGGTGGAACTGGAGCTCGTCCATCAGGTATAAATGGCATGCTTCGCTATAATAGCGATTTAAATGCTCTAGAAACCTATGCTAATGGTGCATGGGGAACAATTGTTTCAGGTTCTGGAGTATCTTCTTTTAGCGCTGGAACTACGGGTTTAACACCATCTTCTGGAGCTACAGGTGCAGTTGTTTTGGCTGGAACTCTGAATGCGTCTAGTGGTGGTACTGGTATTTCTGGGACATTGACAGGTATCCCATATGCAAATGGTACTTCTGCATACACTACCGCTACTACAGCACAATTGTTAACGCTGTTAGGAACGACTCCTATTGCCAATGGTGGTACAGGTCAAACTACAGCATCCTCAGCGTTTAACGCTTTATCGCCAATTACTACAATTGGTGATTTGATTTATGGAAGCTCGGCTAATACTTCTTCCCGTTTGCCAATCGGAACTACCAATCAAGTATTGACTGTTGTTGGAGGTATTCCTGCATG